TTAGAACCTATAAATCCAGCACCACCAGTAATTAAAGATAATGTCATTAATATAAAGCAGAAGGTTTCCAGTAAGAGTGTTTTGGTTGTATTATCTCAAACGTAGGGTATGATGTCAATGGTTGATCAGTTCCATTAGAACTTGTTTGATAAAACAACGGATCATTAAATGCATATACATTATAATATCTCTGTATTTCTGCAAATCCTATATCTTGATGCTGTGCGGTTTCATAAGAATTATAAGAGATGCGTTTGCAGAGAGAAGTATATTCTTCATCTAAGTATAGCACAGAATGAGCACTCAGCATATTATATATTCTGACCATTCCTAACCCAATACTCTCACACTGAACACAAGGACCAGAGTGTGAATTCATACGACCCCAAGAGGAAATACCTAGATAGACTGCCTCAGAATCGTCTGGTATCTCAATGGATGAACGAAAGGTCTTAACCTTACAATCGTCCTCAAAGACTATAAAAGGTGGATCAACTTCACTCAATGCATTGTAGTGAGATATTGAGCACCCCGCAAGAGGACGCTCTGGTGTGTATCTACCCTCAACACGAATAATATGATTAAATCCACATTCATTCAACATGGATTTCATATTTTCATTTTTATCTACATCTTGATCTAGATTGATATAGATTGCAGGTATATCTTTAAGATCTAAGTTCATTGTGGTCTTTTTTCAATGCAATAATTTTTGCTTCATAAGGATAGTCGGTGTTATACATTTGCTCCTCTGCAAAACAATATGAGGGTGTGAGAGACAATGTTGGTGGATTATCTATAAGATAACGATTCATCTGTGACTCATCATGCCATAATGCAATCACACCATTTTCTAAATCTTTTGTCACTCTGTCTGCGAGAACCTCTGCCATCTCTAAAAATTTTTTAGTCGAACCACCATTGAATCCACCTGCATAGTATAGTTCTCCTTCTTCACCTGCAGGAACATATGCTAATGACTTTGGATTTCGATCATATGTTCTCTGTTCCTTTGGATAAAATGATTGATATGGATGCATTGTAGCAACTAAATCACCTAATACTTCATCACCAACCTTACCTATGATACCCATATCCACATCAAAGTAGTAGCAATAGTCAAACTGTGAGATATAATCTTTCTCTTTCATAAAGTAATTGTATCTTTTCAGAGTTGGCATTGGCCAATCTTCATGATCAATCTTCGATACCTTAATATTATCTGATGTTTCAACATCATGCTCTGTAAATAATAATCCTTGTATCTCATGACCGTTAAGAAAGTTATCCTCAATATTATCATATAATCTTTCAACAAACTGTATGTATTTGTTAGTTGCGATTGTTAGTATCAAAATTTTCATCGTATTACCTTATACCCAAAATTAAAAAGACATAAATTATCTATGCTACCTGATTGTATCATATTTTGTATGTGTCTGCCAGTTACTCTCTCACCATAATGATAATCTAATTGCTTTGATATTTTATCTTCATTTATGTATATCTCATTTAATTCTTTGAATACATTTCTTGTGGAGCAATTTATCATTTCATTACAATCAGTTCCAATATAAGGTTCATTATACCAATAATATTCCGAAATAACAAGTGATTTCTTATCAATAATTGAATTAATTAAATCAGCAATTGGAAAATTTTTGATTGTAATATCAGAACGAATTTGTATGTAAAAATCATAATCTTCATTAAAATATTTTTGTACAACACGATTCTTTTTATAGTACTGTGATGACAAAACATTTCTACCACTCTTTTCTGGTAAAAATTTTGTATTCTCTAAAACCTGTTTCATTATATCTACCGATTCAATCTCACCTTTTACATCTTCAACACCATGAGATAGAAAATAATTATCAATAATATCTGTACTAATTTCTGGTTGAATAAAATTCTCTGATTGAATGTGCCACGGATCGTTTAATTTGCCTCCAATACTATAATCGTCCCAAAATGAATATCTAACATCTAAATGACAATCATCAATCGTATTTTTTATAAGTTCAATATTCTCGTGAAACTTATAGAACAAAGTTCTAACGTGTCCTGATAAAAATATACAAATTTTCATAGACTCTCCAGTACAGTTTCAATCATTTCACCAAGTCCTTTCTCTCTTTCTTCACTAGTCATATGTCCTCCTGTGGCAAGGTGATCTGATACAGTATTAACGGATAAAGATTTTTTATTAAATCTCATTGCAAGACTATAAAGGACATGTGTTTCCATATCGACTGCCAATACACCCATCTTCCCTACATTATAGTACCAATTCGCATTTGGTTGATAAAAATAATCATTCGATATCATCTGCCCAACAAATGCTTTTGGATTGATGTCCATGTAATTTTTAAGAAGTTGATAATCACAACATGGTGAAAACTTAAATCCAGATACTAAATTATCTGTCATAGAACTATCAGTGGCACATGACATCGCAACGACAATATCACCTTTACTAACATTATCTGATATACCACCACAACTCCCAACTCTAATTATTGTATCAACATCATAGTGGTCAAATAATTCATGTGCATATATTCCAATACTAGAATGACCCATACCACTCGCTTGAACAGATACTTTCTTTCCTTTATAAGTTCCACTAAATCCCAAACAATTTCTAACACCATTTACCTGAACTGCATCATCAAAATATTGATTGGCAATCCATGCTGCTCTTAATGGATCACCTGGCATTAAAACAGTCTTGTGATAATCACCCTTGCTTGCTTCAATATGTGGGGTCATGTGTAATAATTTGATAAACTTCTTTCCATGATTTAACTCTTAATCCTTCCCATTCCTGATTGTATGGGTGATCCATAATGATGCTATTCAGACCTACCTTTGCACCAGAGATGGCATGATTAACAGAATCCTCAATCCAATAATAACCTGTACCATCATATTTGTCAAACAAATATTGTTCTTTCCCAACTGTAAAGTCCAAACTACAATCAATAAAATCAAATACGTCTCCAAATAAATGTCTTAAATTTTTTGCTCTTAATTTTTGTGCATACTTATCTTTATCTAAACAACTTATTACCTCAAACCTCCAACCTCTATAGTATAGTTTATTCACGTATTCGACTGCATCTCTATATGCAGGAATAAATCCTACACATCCTGACTCATTAAATTTTTTTACTTGATTATTTGCTATTCTCCTGTCAATACCATATCTCAATGATTGATCATAATACTCATCTGTATCGTCTAATCTTTCATAACCCTGCTCATACATCCACACATCAAAAGCATATGCCCAATCTAACAAAACTCCATCACAATCTACTATTATCTTTCTATCCATATTTTTTTAGATAATTATATATCTGCTCCCATGTTCCGAGATCAATATAATCATCAACTTCAATTGCTTTAGATTTATATAGAGGTGTGTTTTTTATTTCGCCTATTAACTGCCTATGATTTAATGTAGACTTCTCCATAAACTCAATACATGTATCAAATACCCTCTTTCTAAATGCAAACGCTGTCCAAAATGAATTGAATCTCACTAAATCTTCTTGAGGTTTATCTTCGTACTCCTGTACTAAATTATTCTCATCAATAAACAAAGACCCCTTTGTTTTTAACATATTTGCATTTTTTTCTTTCTTATAGAAAAATGTAAATCCTGTTTCATTTAGACTATCACTAACAAGATTAACAATATCCTGTGATGATTTTAATTTAAGATATGTATCTGGTAGTAAAACTAAATTCTTTTCACCAAATAAATGTTTTGCACTTTTAATTGATCCAGTATATTCTGTTTCTTGTGGATTAAAGAATGTGAATGATATATTGAATCTTGATTTATATCTACTTACGTATTTTAATATTTCTGTTTTGTTTTCATTCAGTGTGATAACAAATTCAACATCTCTTCTACCATAATTAGAAAATAACTCAAAACTATAATCAATAAGTGATTTATTTTTTTCAATCGAATGTATTTCTTTAGGATATGGTAAAGATAATCTTGTACCTTCACCTGCACATGGTAATATAACAGTTAAATTTGACATGGATCAGAATAATTTTAATAAAGTATCAATGCTTTTCTTTGGTGATAATTCACTATCAATATATTTTTTTGGATTATATACATCTAATTTTGATAAGAATAAATTAAATACTTCATCAAAATTCTCAAACTTATCAAACTTTTCTCCGCAATCTGATGACCAATATGGTATGGATGTTCCATCAACAATATAATCATCACCCATATGATTCCATACCGTTTGATTCCAAACAAGAAGAGGTTTATTTGATGCCATCATTTCTTGAATAGCAATGCCTTGACTCTCTGTATTATCAATAATTATACAATATTTCACATCCGAAAGTGACTCCTTAAATTCATCTTGCGAATATCTTCCATACTCCAACCCAGTATATGTGATGTTCCTATTATCCAAATAATTAAGAACAGATAATAGATCATTCTCTGGTCTACTCTTAAAATAAACTAGACAATCAGTTTTATTATTATTTTTTATTTCTGGTGGATATATTGCCACTGGCCATACACCAGTTTTAACCCTTGGAAAGAATTTATTCATTGATTTTTCGCACCATAACGATGGAAGTAAAACTTTATTGTATTCCTTCAATAAATGAAATTCATTTGACCATGCCCATATTTGTGGACCTACTAAAAGATTTTTTTTATTTTCTAAATCTTCATAATGACCTAACATATCTGTACTCCAATGAACAAATAATGTTTTATCATATTTCTCTTCGTTAATAGCGTAAGGCACATTACAATCATCTAGTGATTGTAATAAATTTTTAACTACTTTCTGCGGTCCGTTCATTGTTTGAGAATGACCCCAATATTTTTCTGAATAAAAAATGTTAATCATAACCAACTCCAATTTCCAAATGACATGTCTGCTACTGATTTATGTAATGTTTCACCTGCAAACCAATTAATTGGTGCTACTATTTGTTCACTATCTGCTAACCAAGCACCCCACCAAGAAAATGAAGAATTTGCAATGATATGATAATCACATAGTGACATTAAGCATAAATCCATATCAACATCATTACCCTCTGACAATAATATCTTCTCATCAGAAAATAATTCTTGCTCCTGACACCAAGCAGTGTCATCAGAAAATATAAGAAGTTGAACATTCTTATCAAACATCTTTATTGCTTTTTCATAATATGATAATGGTTGAACTGGATGATTTGGATTCGTGGTATAATCAGTTCTACGAATATGCAAAGCAAGAACTTTCTTACCTCCATGAATTGACTCATACATTTCATTACAAGAGTCTCTTACTTCTCTTGAGAAAGTAAAGTCTAATTTTATTTCATCTTTAATGTGTTCAAAGTATTTTGGTGATTGATAATACCCATAAAGATCAGCATTTTCTGGACATGATCTATAAAGTTCTTCATCAAATTCATGCATCCTCTCTTGGAGAACAGGATTTTGTTGTATTTGTACATTATTTTTACTATCAATATCAAACACATTATATAAATTAAATTTATCCTGTCGAACTAATTGATCATATTGTCCAAAACTTGCCTCTGGTGGAATGCAAAAATCAAATCCACGATTTCTTGCTATCCCTTTAAGAGATGCGTACTGAAACATTTGATTTGCAAGTCTACCTAAATTACCTAGATTATTAAAACTAATCATAATTTAATCCATCTCTCATTTTCAAGAGTCCATTTTGTAACTTGATTTATACGATCACGAACTGACTTGGTTGGTTCCCATCCTAATTTTTTCATCTTCTCACCACTCAATGCATACCTTAAATCATGACCTGGTCTAGAAGAATGAAAGTCAACCATCTCATAAAATAGTTCTTTATCTTGTGCATCTGCAATAATTTTTGCTAATTCAAGATTATTAAGCTCTTCTGATCCTACAATATTAAACTTAGGACATTTTGCATTACCCCATGTTGGTCTAAACGAACCTTTATAATGTAGTAAAAAGAGAACAGCGGATGCAACATCTTCTGCATGAATATAATGTCTAGAACCAGGTATTGTTTTTGTCGAATCACTATGTATTGTTATAGTTTCAGCGTCTCTTGCTCTCTTAATACACATCGGTATAAACTTCTCTGGGTGTTGCCTCTCCCCAAAAACATTCATTGTATGTGTGATGTATATTGGAATATTGTATGTATTCTGGAAGGCGACTGCTAACTCTTCACCTCCTGCTTTTGTAGCACTGTATGGGTTTGTAGAATTATATCTATCATTTTCTTTATACTTTATACCACTTGGTGCAGGACCAAACACTTCATCAGTACTAAAATAAACAAATCTTTCTAAATTTGATTGATGTCTTGCAAATTCTAAAATATTACATGTTCCCACCACATTATCCATTACAAATTCCATTGGATAATCTATGCTTCTGTCAACATGTGAACCTGCTGCTAGATGTAAAATATAATCAACTTTTCCTATCTCACTACGCACAAGTGGATTGAGTTCTGCCTTCAGGTCATGATGCACTATCTTCACACGTTTTCTTACTGACGGGTCAAAAGTAAGCATAATATCATGAAGTCTATTCAGATTACCACTATAATCTAATCTATCCAGACTTATTATTTCCCAATCTGTAGTTTCTAATATTTGACCAATGAGATGATGTGCAATAAATCCAGCACCACCAGTTATTAAAACCCTTTTCATAATTAATTATTTCTCATTATATTATACCTACTTATACTGAATAAGTCAACTAAAATTGAACTCTCTGCGGTGCACCATTTCCAAAAATATTACAATCAATATGTAAAGAATCAAACTCATAACATTTTAGTTTATTGTCCATTGAATAATTCCATACTGACTTCTCTAAATTAATCATTGCTGCATTCAACCAATTCCAATCAGTTTGATGTATCCAATCAATAAAATATTTTGCTCTCATTGCAAAACATCCTGTGATGTATTGTGAGTGTCCATCATCCTTTGCAAAAACATCATACTCTGAATTTTTTTCGATAGTATCAAAAAAATATCTATCTTTAAGATGGTATCTACCTGTGACATGTGCAATAAATTCTTCATGTATATCATGATTTAATATAAATTCTTCTACTGCTTTACCCCAGTTAGCACCTGTATTTTTAAATTCTGGGTTATTTACATTCGGGTAAAATACGGGATTATATTCTTCAATAAAAGAACCATTATCTCTCACACACTCAATCCATGCAAGTGAGTTATCACCTATATTTTTCTTCATCCAGAGAATTGTCTCACGATACTCCTCTGTTCTCATTTCTTTGAGGGGATGTTCTATATCAGCACTAGTGATTAATACTAGCATTATTTTTTAATACCCCAAAAATATAAATCAAAATGCTCCTCTTCAACCTCAAAATAACAATTAGAAAATACCTTATCCATATCTACACACTCTCTTATATCTTCTTCAGTTAAATTCTTATAGTAATCATTATCCCAATCCTCACGTTGAAACTTTACATTAGGAAGAGTAGTCCAATTTGGATCTATTTTTTTCATTATCTCATCCTGTGTCTTGAAGCCATGTGGTGCTCTACCTGTTGTTGCACATGTGAATAAGAATAATCCACCAGGTTTTAACATACGTACAATGTTCTGTATTGTTTCCTTATAATATGGATTATGCTCAAAGCACTCACATGATATAACAGTATCAAAAGTTTCATCTGGTGCATCATATTCCTGACCTGGACAAATAACGTCAACATTATCTCCTTCAGTTAAATCAATACCAATATACTCACTATCTACAAACATTCCTCTATCATTTCCATTACAATCAAATGAACCGACATCGAGAACTTTTACATTACTAAAATGATTAGGAAATAAATCCTTTACTTTATTACAAAATTCAACTTGTTCTTTGTGTGCCATTAATTTACTCCTTCAAAGTGTG